CCCTGCATATTCTGGGCGGTCAGGTCGTGGATCTCGCGGATGGTTCATTTATCCAACCCTTCGCAGAATTCAGCCTGAATTGATTAACAAGTGGGAAGAAAGTTTTAATCGCATCATTAAGGAATGGGTCTAATGGCAACCGGTAATAGAACTCTAAAGTTATCAATCCTTGCAGATGTCGATGATCTAAAAAAGAAATTAGGCGAAGCCGACAAGGCTGTCGAAACTAACTCAAGTCGAATTGCAGATTTTGGAAAGAAGGCTGCTGCTGCATTTGCCGTTGCTGCTGCTGCTGCCGTTGCATATGCCAGCAAATTAGCCATCGATGGGGTCAAGAGTGCGATAGAGGATGAGCAGGCACAGTTAAGGTTAGCCAATGCTCTAAGACAAGCCACAGGGGCAACAGATGCCCAAATAGCGGCAACTGAGGACATGATCCTTAAAACTAGCCTTGCAACTGGTGTTGCCGACGATCAATTAAGACCGGCATTACAAAGATTGGCAGTATCTACAAAATCAACTGAGGAAGCACAAAAATTATTAACTCTTGCTTTAGATATTAGTAAAGCATCAGGTAAAGATTTAGAAACTGTTACAAATGCTTTAGGTAGAGCACAAGATGGAAATGTTACTTCATTAGGTCGATTAGGTCTTGGCTTATCAAAGGCTGAATTATCTACTTTAACATTTACTGAGGTTCAACAAAAACTTGCTGATCTTTATGGTGGCGCAGCAGCTACAAATGCTGAAACCTTTCAAGGAAAGATCGATCGTTTAAAAGTAGGATTTGATGAAGCTAAAGAATCGCTTGGCACAGCCTTACTCCCTGAGATTGAGAAGTTTATTGGATTCTTAAATGAAACAGGCATTCCAAGTTTAAATGCTTTTATTGCAGGATTAACTGGAGCAGGTGGATTAAATCAAGGATTTACCGAAACTCAAAGAAATGCAGAATCTTTTGGCAGAGCAATTAGTGTCGTGGCTGGAATCATTTCAGGATTTATTACATTCTTGCGTGAGGCAATTGGCTTGGTTGTATCTTTAGCCAATGAGTTAATTAGAGTTGTGAATATCATTCCGGGTGTCAATATAGGTTCATTACCTAATCCAGCACCATCAGCTAGTAGATCATCATTACCAAGCGTGCCACAACCTAGAGGATCATCAAATTTTACCTATGGTGCAGGTAATCCATTAAACATAACAGTTAATGCAATCGATGGCGAAGGTGCTGCAAGAGCCGTTGCAAAAGTAGTTAATCAATCAGCTGCTCGAAGCGTGCCATTATTTACTGGTAATGGTATTAGACTTCAATGAGTGTTTTTACACCTGACTGGAAGTTAACTGTCAGTGGTGTTGATTATACTGACATAGCAATAAGCGACATTCAACATGAAGCGGGTCGCACAGATATTTACCAACAACCATCACCATCATATTGCTCAATAACCTTAATTGCTTTAAATGGTCAAACCTTACCTTTTGACATAAACGATTCATTTGACTTACAGGTAAAAGACTCGACTGGATCTTATGTAAGTTTATTTGGTGGCGACATTACCGATGTGACTGTCGAGGTCGGATCTACCGGATCAGCTGCCACAGTTGTCCAATACACACTTATTGTTATGGGTTCATTAGTTAAGTTAGCCAAAGAAATTTGGGATGATAATATCTCTCAAGATGAGGATGGCAACCAAATCTATGAAATTCTATCTAGCGTATTGCTCGGAACTTGGAACGATGTGCCATCTGCTACAACTTGGGCAACTTACAATGCAACCGAAACATGGGCAAATGCAGTCAATTTAGGACTTGGCGAAATCGATCAGCCTGGTCTTTATACAATGACCGCTCAATCTCAAACTGTAAACACCATTTACAATGTGGTTTCAGATATTGCTAATTCAGCATTTGGTTATATTTATGAGGACAATCAAGGAAATATCGGTTATGCAGATGCTGACCATAGGCAGAATTATCTTTTAACAAATGGTTATATTGAACTAGATGCCCGCCATGCGTTAGGTGCTGGCTTATCTACTGTAATGAGATCATCAGATGTTAGAAATGACATATACATAAATTATGGCAATAATTTTAATTCACAGGTTACAGCTAGTGATCCAGTTTCAATAACTAATTATGGCTACAAAGCCGAAACTATCAATTCTAGGGTTCAGGGGGCAGTTGATGCTCAAGCTATTGCTGATCGCTATATTGACCAAAGAGCTTACCCACAGCCAGCATTCCAATCGATTACCTTCCCAATAACAAACCCTGAAATCGATAACGGCGATCGTGACGACTTACTGGGTGTATTCATGGGAATGCCAATTGATCTTAGAAACTTGCCAACCCAAATATCAGGTGGCACATTTCAAGGATATGTTGAGGGCTGGTCATGGAGCACTCGATTTAATGAGCTGTTTTTAACAATTAATGTTTCTCCAGTCGCATTTAGCCAAGTGGCGATGCGTTGGAATACAACCCCAGCCACAGAGGCTTGGAACACAATAGACCCAACTTTGACTTGGGAATACGCTACAATAGTCGCATAGGAAAAGGATAAAATGGCAACTACTACCAATTACAGCTGGACAACACCAGATGACACCGATCTGGTCAAAGATGGTGCAGCAGCAATTCGCACACTTGGTTCATCTGTTGATACAACAACCAAAGCATTAAATCCATCAACAACTCTTGGTGATATTGAATATCGTTCATCAACAGCAAACACAAACACTAGATTACCAATTGGAACTACTGGACAAGTTTTAACTGTTAGCGGTGGCGTTCCTGCTTGGGCAACTGCTTCAGCTGGTGGCTTAACTTTAATTCAAGAACAAACTGCAAGCGCAAATTCAAGTTTATCTTTTACTAGCATTTCAGGTTCATATAAACAATTGTTGTTAATGTGGTCTGGAATTTATCATTCTGGAAGTGGTAGCACTTTTGCAATTAGATTCAATAACGATAGCACTACTCAATACAGAGGTAATGGAATCAGTGCAATAGGATCAACAGTAACTGGTAGAAGTATGAATGAAGTATCAGTAACTTTAGGTGGTTCACCAAACCTTGCACCTTTTGGAGTTGGTGCTGATTTAGGAACCGATTTTAATCTTGCTGCTGTTGGCACTTTATTAGTTGATAATTATGCTTCTACCACTAAAGTCAAAACATTTTTTACTCAATATGGATATTATAATAATTCTGCAGCTGCTTATAGTTCTGGACAAATAAACGGAACATTTAACACGACAACTGCAATAACTTCTATTGATATTGTAAGACTTACTGGAAGTGACACTTTTACAAATACAACAAATTCATCTATTAGATTGTATGGTGTATCATAATGACAAAACTAATTATCAATTGTGAAACAAACGAAGTTGTTGAGCGCGAGTTAAATAAGGAAGAAATAAAGCAACAAGTTGCAGATGAAGCTTATATAGCGGAAAAGCAAGCACCATTGATTGCTGAAGCAGAAGCAAAACAAGCAGCACGCCAAGCAATTGCAGAACGCTTAGGTTTGACTGCTGATGAAGCAAAATTGTTACTTGGCTAATGAAGCCTTGGTTATCTAAAGCTGCTGATACGCTACGCGACCAGATAAATGAAACATGGATGGATCGCGATAAGCGCAGCGATGGGTGGATTGGTGATTCTAAACATGCATTACGAACAACCAAGTCGGATCACAACCCACGACCAAACGGAGAAGTTTGTGCGCTCGATATTGACGCTGGCCTTTCTAACGAACAAGGGATTGCTCATGCTTTGGCAGATCAGCTTCGACTCACAGCAAAAAAAGATAAGCGTATATCTTACATAATTTTTAGCAGGAAAATATGCTCAAGAAAATCATTATGGCGTTGGGTTGCGTATAAGGGCATAAATCCACATGAAAAACATTTACATATTTCTTTCAAGCCAAATCAACCTGGTCATAAATTCGACATCCCACTACTGAAAGGCAATTAAATGAAACTATCTAAAAAACACAAAGCAGCAATTAAGTCATATTTAAGAGCTGTGGCAGCTAGTGGAATTACAGTTGCCTTAGCAATAGTGGCTGACATACATCCAGCCTATGCAACTATGCTTGGT